ATTACAATCGGGGCATGGCCGCGCTGAAACCCCACGCAATTACCATTAAAGTTCTGGAACTTCCAATTGGAAGCCGTAGGGGTTGTAGCAGTTCCAGTAATGTCAGTAAAAGTTCCGCTGACATTTTTATATATCTTATCTCCTGCGGAGAATATCTCAAGAATGTTCCCACCCCCATCAACGTACTCGTAAATCTGGTCAATGCGAGGCTCCCCTGAGATAGCTGTGCTATTCAGTCTTACCGTACCTTTTCTTGATGCTGGTCTACCCACATCATCAAAGATGAAATTGGTCATTTGAGAGGCCCAAACAGCAGGTATAGGGCGTCCAGCAGACTGTGTATTCAGTCCGTAGAACCCAGGAGCAGCTACAGAGATTGGATTTAGAGGTTTTGACATTAAACTACTACCCAAGTAGTGTCGGACATTTGATTCATGGCATCAATAGCAATTGCATCGGACATAGACCGGGAATACTCACCAATAGCTTCCGCATAAGCAAATCCGCCATCCTCGCCACGCTCAGATACCGCCTTAGCATAGGCACCAAGCAATACAGGCCAAGACGGGATAGAAAGAACATCTGCGTCATCGGAGAGGTCATCCTGCGGGACAACCATCTGGAAATTTAGAGTCTCTACGGCGTTAGGGACTGGCCACAGATATACAATCGGATCTCCCCCGCTTACCCCCCGGATATTGTAGAAAATAGGGGATTCATTCTGAGTAGTTCCAATGTTGTTCTGAAGATCAATGTAATGCTGCGTAACTTGCCGCATCTCAGACTTGTTAGTACTATTGAAAGCATTGAGAATACGGAAGCGATCTCCAGCCCCCGTCATAGTATAGGTTTGAGTACCGCTCGCCGTAGTTACAGTTACCGTAGTACGAAGCTGAGTCCAATTCCAAGCATCTTCAACCTCTCGCTTGGCTTGATTCACAAAATCAACAATCAGCCGAGCGTAGTCAGACTGTGTTACCGTAGTAACTTCATCTTCTCGCAGTCTACGAAGTACGGCATTTACAATCTGAAGTAGTGTCACTTAAATCTCCTTGCGAGGTCTGCCGGGTTTTCTTTTTTCTTTTGTAAAATCTTCAACTACAGGCTTTTCAATAACAGCTTCTTTATACTCTTTCCAGCGACCCATCTGGGTATTTACAAGCATTTGTCCGTGGGCCTGATCTACATTAATAATCTGGCCACCTTTACCAACAAGCTTCATTACAAACTCCTATTGAAAAGCCCTCCC